TGAGACAGAAGTTAAAGTTGCTCGTGCTAAAGCTGAAGCTAAAGTTTATGAAACCGAAGCTACATCAAGTATGCTTAATGAGCAATCATTAACAAGTCAGATGGGTGAAAGTTGGAAAGATGAATTTTGGTCACTTATTTTTGGAGCAATATTAATATGTTGTTTTTTGCCTTGGACACAACCATACGTAAAAGAGGGATTTGTATTTCTACAAGAATCTACACCAAATTGGTTCTCTAATATGTTATATATAATTATAGGTTCTAGTTTTGGTTATAGATTTGGAAAACAAGGATTACAAATGATAAATAAAAAACGATGACATGTGCATGTGGAAAAGAAAACTGCAAGTGCAGTAGTAATGATTTGATTCCTGATAAACTAGGGTATCAAGTAAACAAAAGGAGAATGGCATGGGTTTTAATTATTCTTATGGGTATTACCACTATCCTAACTTTGGCATTCCCAGACAGACTTGCAGAAGCAGAGAGTATTCTTATGACACAATACATAAGCATGTGTGGACTAGTTGGAGCATACTTTGGTTTTAGTGCTTTAGGTAATAAGAAATGATTGAAGCTAATGGGTGGGATAACCACGAACATACATTTGAAGAAACAATAAGAAGAGAACTTTTAGCTGCACAGCAAACTATATATGTACTAAAAGAAGATAATAAAGAATTAACAAAAGCCTATTATTTATTGTTAAGAGAAAACGAAAGGTTAAAAAAATTAAACTAATGGATTTTACAGACAGACTAAGAGAGGAACTAAAGATAGATGAAGGATGTAAATACGAAGTATATCTGGACCACCTTGGATTACCTACATTTGGTATCGGACATCTTATCACTAAAGATGACCCTGAGCACCAAATGGGGATGGGCACACCTGTTGACGAAATACGAGTCAACGAAGTCTTTGAACAAGACATAAATGTTACAATAGGCGAGTGTAGAAGATTATTTGATGATTGGGATAAACTACCTAAAGAGGTGCAACTAATTACAGCTAACATGATGTTTAATATGGGTAGACCTAGATTATCACAATTTAAAAAAATGATACAAGCTATTAGAGATGGCGATTGGATTGAAGCTGGAAATCAAATGCAGGATTCAAGATGGTACAAACAAGTAACAAATCGAGCAGACAGACTTATATCTCGAATGAAAGCAGTCGGCTTGAGTTAATAAAACAAAGACAAAGAAAAAGACATATTAAAAATTTAATAGAGTTTTTCAAACCTAGAGAGAGAAAGTTTATAAAACATGGCTAGACAATTATCAGATAGACAGAAAAAATTTCTTGATGCACTTTTTACTACAGCGAAAGGAAATATCAAAGATGCTAAAATTATAGCTGGGTATTCGCCTAATACAAGTAATCAAGAAATCATTAAAGCTATAAAAGATGAGGTGCTTGAAGCTACTCAAATGTACATGGCTAGTAATGCACCTAAAGCTGCATTTGCTATGGCTAATGGATTAGATGACCCAACTGAGTTAGGTTTTCGAGATAAGATGACTGCAGCAAAAGAACTGCTTGATAGAAGTGGTTTAGTTAAGACTGAAAAAATGCAAGTCGAATCAACAGGTGGAGTTATGCTTATGCCTGTAAAACAAACTGAGGAGGAGTAAAGTGGCAATACTAAGTAAATTTGCTAGACAATTAGCAAAGAGAGTAAAGAAAAAAGAACCCCCTAAAACTAATGCACAAAAAATTGATGCTATGACAAGTAAATTAAAAAAGTTAGAAGGTCAAAAAACAAGACGTAAAGAAGCTGCAGAAAGAAATAAGAGAGAAAAAGAACAAAAATTAGCTAGAGAAAAAGCCTTTGCTAAATATCAAAAGAAAAAACAAAATACTAAAAGCATTTTTAAAAAGCAAGGTCCGGGACAAGCACAAACACAAAAAGCTGTTGAGGGTCAAAGAAGATATAAAGTTGGACAGGCAAAAGGTTTTGCTACAGGTGTAGGTGCAACTATCTTAACAGCAGGTGCTGCAACAGCTTTGTATAAAAAAGATGCATTGTTTGCAAGTAAATTACAAAAAGCTAATAAGGAAGGTAAATCAACTATTAAGTATAAAGGTGATATGTATAAAGTTCCTAAAAACTTACCTGCCCTTCCAATTCCAAAACCTAAAACTACACCAAGTAAATTTAAAAAAGGTACAAGAATTAGCTATGCTGAAAGATTTAAAGAAATAGAGCAAGAAAAAAAGAGAGGTAAATAACATGGGATTTATAAGTAAACTTGTTAGAAAGGGAACAAAAAAAGTAACAAAGAAAAAAACTACAGCTAAAAAGAAACCTACAAGAGAAGAAATTAAAAAAGCAAATAGAACAATAGCAAAGTACAAACCTAAAATAAAGTTTGTAGATAAAGAAAAATCTTTTGAAAAAATAGTTTTTGATAAGAAAGTTGTAAAAAAAGCACAAGAAAATATAGCACGTATAGCGAAAAAGCGTGGTATATCACAAAGAGAATTTAGAAAAAATAACTTAAATAATCCAAGTGTTAGACTTGTGTATAATAATAATCCTAATATGGCATTTCAAGATGGTGGTACTAAATTTTATAATGAACTTGCATCTGACCCTAAGTATATAAATTTTTATTAAAGAAAAATAAATGACTAAAAGAACAACAGGTGAGTGGGTATTGCCACAACCTCTTGACATAAAAGATAAGAATGAATGGATTGCAATACCTAGAATTGCTAGAACAGTTCCATTTGGTTATAGTGTTGACCCTGACAACGAACACATACTTAGACCTATACCTCGTGAGTTAGATGCACTTGAAAAAGCTAAACAACATCTTAAACAGTATTCATATAGAGAAGTATCTAATTGGCTAAGCAATTTTACAGGAAGATATATATCTCACATAGGATTAATGAAAAGAGTAAAACGTGAGCGACAACGTAAGAACAAAGCTAGAACTCTCCGTATCTGGTCAGAATATGCAGAAAAGGCGATACAAGCGGCAAAACAAATTGAAGAAGAAAGAAGTGGTGCAAGAGCCTAAACAGCCTGTTGTATCACTTGATGAAGTAGAACAAGTACCTGAAGAAGAATTAAATGTAGCCTTTAAACCAAATGAAGGTCCTCAAACAGATTTCTTAGCAGCAGGAGAAAGAGAAGTATTATATGGTGGTTCAGCAGGTGGTGGCAAGTCCTTTGCGATGTTGGCAGACCCACTCAGATACATGGGTCATCCAGCCTTTAGTGGGTTGCTCCTTCGACACACGACAGAAGAATTACGAGAACTCATATTTAAATCGCAGGAACTCTATCCGAAAGTATGGAAAGGCATCAAATGGTCAGAAAGAAAGATGCAATGGGTAGCACCATCAGGTGCTAGATTATGGATGTCATATCTTGATAGAGATGATGATGTTATGCGTTATCAAGGTTTGGCATTTAGTTGGATAGGTTTTGACGAATTAACACAGTGGGCTACACCTTTTGCTTGGAATTATATGCGTTCACGTTTACGTTCTACAGCATCTGACCTACCAATATTTATGAGAGCCACAACTAACCCCGGAGGTGTAGGACATCACTGGGTAAAGAAAATGTTTATTGACCCTGCTCCATACGGAAAGGCATTTGATGCAACAGATATTGAAACAGGAGAAATCCTTAAATATCCTGCAGGACACCCAAAGTCTGGGAAATCTTTATTCAAGAGGAGATTTATTCCTGCAAGATTATCTGACAATCCATACCTCTCAGAGAGTGGAGACTACGAAGCAATGCTACTCTCCCTTCCTGAACAACAAAGACGACAGTTACTTGAAGGGGATTGGGATATTAAAGAAGGTGCAGCATTTACTGAGTTTGACAGGACTGTACACGTTATTGACCCATATTCTATCCCTAACAATTGGGTTAAGTTTCGTGCTTGTGATTATGGTTATGGTAGTTATTCAGGAGTTATTTGGTTTGCTGTTTCACCTGCTGAACAGCTTATTGTATATCGTGAACTCTATGTATCAAAAGTATTGGCGACAGACTTAGCTGATATGATATTAGAAGCTGAAGCAGGAGATGGTAATATTAAGTATGGTGTATTAGACTCAAGTTTGTGGCACAAACGAGGTGATACAGGACCTTCACTTGCAGAGCAAATGATTAGTAGAGGATGTCGATGGAGACCCTCAGATAGAAGTAAAGGCTCAAGAGTTGCAGGTAAAAACGAAGTACATAGAAGATTACAAATAGATGAGTTTACAGATGAACCTAGATTAGTATTTTTTAATACATGTACTAATATAGTTTCTCAATTACCCTCAATACCTTTAGATAAGAAAAATCCTGAAGATGTTGATACAAAAGCAGAAGACCACTTGTATGATGCTTTAAGATATGGTATAATGTCAAGACCTAGATTTAGTATATTTGACTATGACCCACGAGGTAAACCATCAAGTAGTATGCCTGTAGCAGATGCTACATTTGGATATTAAAGGATAAAATATGGCTGAAGAAGATATTATGATTGAAGATGATGCAATTTCACTTGATGACCTTGCAAACTCTAACAATCTTGAAGATATAAATACAGACGGCATTGTAGATTACGTATATGAAAAATATAATAGAGCCGAAAACTACAGAGAAAATGATGAAGATAGATGGCTAAGAGCCTATCGTAACTACAGAGGATTGTATGGTCCTGATGTACAATTTACGGAAGCTGAAAAATCTAGAGTATTTGTTAAGACAACTAAAACAAAAACACTTGCAGCTTATGGTCAAATAGTTGATGTATTGTTTGCAGGTAATAAATTTCCTATAAGTGTTGAACCTACAATATTACCTGAAGGTGTATCTGAAAATGTACATGCAGATTTACAGCCTAAACCTATGGGTGCTGAACCAACAAGTCCATATGGATTTGATGGAGATGGAACAGACTTACCAAAAGGTTTTACAGCTACAGGTATTGAATTAGGACCTTTAGAAGAAAAGTTAGGTAATATAGAAGATTTAAAAGAAGGTGCAGGTACAACACCTGCAACAGCTACATTTAGTCCTGCTATGATTGCAGCTAAAAATATGGAAAAGAAAATAATGGACCAGCTTGAAGAATCAAGTGCTACTAAACATTTAAGAAGCACAGCATTTGAGATGGCTTTATTTGGTACAGGTGTAATGAAAGGACCTTTTGCTGTTGATAAAGAATATCCTAATTGGGGTAGTGATGGTGAATATGACCCTAAATTTAAAACTGTTCCTGAAGTAACACATGTTTCAGTTTGGAATTTTTATCCTGACCCTGATGCAAACAATATGGATGAAGCACAGTATGTAGTTGAAAGACATAAACTATCTCGTAATCAGTTACGTAATTTAAAAAAGAGACCCTATTTTAGACAAAATGTTATTGACTCATGTATTGAAATGGGTGAAATATATACTAAAAAAGATTGGGAAGATGACTTATCTGATTATGCAACAGGTGAAACATATATAGATAGGTTTGAAGTTATTGAGTATTGGGGTACAATGGATACTGAGATGCTCTTAGAGAATGAAGTTGAAATACCTAAAGAGTTACAGAAGTTTGATGAACTACAAGCTAACATATGGATTTGTAATAGAAAACTTATTAGATGCGTATTAAATCCATTTAAACCTGCTAAGATACCTTATATGGCTGTTCCATATGAACTTAATCCATATTCATTTTTTGGTGTAGGTATTGCAGAGAACATGGATGATACACAAACATTAATGAATGGTTTTATGAGGATGGCAGTAGACAATGCTGTATTGTCAGGAAACTTATTAATAGAAGTTGATGAAACTAATTTAGTTCCGGGACAAGACTTATCAGTATATCCGGGAAAAATATTTAGAAGACAGGGTGGTGCTCCGGGTCAAGCTATTTTTGGAACTAAGTTTCCAAATGTTGCAGGAGAGAATATGCAACTATTTGACAAGGCAAGACAACTATCCGATGAATCAACAGGCTTTCCATCATTTGCACACGGACAAACAGGTGTAATGGGTGCAGGTAGAACTGCGTCAGGTATATCTATGTTGATGAATGCAGCAAGTGGTGGTATTAAAAATGTTATTAAGAATGTAGATGACTATTTATTAAAACCTTTAGGTCAAAGTTTATTTAGTTTTAATATGCAGTTTGATTTTGACCCAAAGATAAAAGGTGACTTAGAAGTTAAAGCTAGAGGAACTGAAAGTTTAATGGCTAATGAAGTTAGGTCACAAAGATTAATGCAATTTTTAGGTGTCGCAAGTAACCCTGCCCTTGCACCATTTGCTAAGTTCCAATACATTATTCGTGAGATTGCTAAGGCTATGGATTTAGACCCTGACAAAGTTACAAATAATATGGAAGAAGCTGCGTTACAAGCTAAGATGCTTCAGGAACAACAGGCTAAACAACAACCACCTGCAGGAGCAGACCCAAATGACCCAACAGGAGCAGGTGGTGGAACAATTGGAACAGGTATAGCACCAACTCCAAATGAACAAGGATTTACAGGTAATGTACAACCACAACAACAAGCAGGTACTAGCGAACCTCAAACAGCTAGTGGAGAACAAGAAGCTAATAGACAGCTTCAATAACTATATTGATGTACTTATAGATAGACAGCATCAAGTTATTGAACAAAGTGAAAATAATATTATGATGTATAGAGCACAAGGTGCAATTGCAACCTTGCGTAGATTAAAGTATTTAAGAGAAGAGGTATTAGGAAATGATAAAAAAACAAATGGAAATGTTTGACGAGGGTGGACTAGAACAAGATGGTGATTCAGTTGACCCTGTATCAGGTAATGATGTACCTATAGGTTCTTCTAAAGAAGAAGTTAGAGATGATATACCTGCACAATTAAGTGAAGGTGAGTTTGTATTTCCTGCTGATGTAGTTAGATTTATAGGTTTAAATAATCTAATGCAAATAAGACAAGAAGCTAAAGCAGGTTTAAAAAAGATGGAAGCTATGGGTCAGATGGGTAACTCTGATGAAGCTACTATACCTGATGATATTCCATTTACTGCTGATGATATTACAGTTGAAGATGATGATGGAAATGAAGGTGAATTAGAAATGCAGGTTGGTGGAGTTGTACCCCCTAATCAAGGTGTATATTTTCAACCATCACAAGTAGGGTCACAGTTTAATATTGCACCTCAACAACAACAAATGTATCAGCCACCTATGTACCAACCTATGCCACAACAACAAACAGGCTATGGACCTAGTTTTGGAATGCAACCTCAACAACCTCAACAATATACATCATTTGAAAATTTATTACCAAATACACAGGCATATGAAAATGTAGAGTATATTAATAATACTACAGGTGAGACAATGGTTATACCTCACGTAGATGGTAAACCTATCTATCCACCACCTGCAGGTTTTACAGTTAAACCTAAAGAAGAAGTAAAGCCTGAAGAACCTAAGACAGAAGAAGTTACAATACCTACAACACAAGTGGTAGAAGCTAAAGAAAGTGATGATAGAAATGAAAATGAAAATAGATTACAAAGCACTAAATCATTATTAGGTGCTACATCTACGTTAGATGTAGGAGAGGGGTTAAAAGGTATTGCTTCAAATAAATTCGGACAGGCAGGTTTAGCTTTACTAGCAGGTGGTATTCCGGGTGCTATATTAGCATTAACAGGCATACCTCAAAAAATAGCTAATACAATTATGGGTAAGGTTAAAAGTGGAGAATCATTAACAGAGGAAGAGCAAGTACAAGCTGATGCTTTAAGTAACGCTGTTGCAGACCAACTAGGAGAAAATGTAGACCCTGCTAATAATGTAGCTAGAAATAATTTAATGAAAAATCTAGGTGGTATGTTTGTTTCAGGTAGAGTTGGTTTAGAAGTTGGTGATATAGACCCTGTAACAGGTGGAATATTTAATCAAGCAGGACAAGCTGTTGACCCAAAAACAAATGAAAATTTAACATCTTATCGTTCATTTAAAGATGCTAAAGTATCTATGAAAGCAGGTGCAAAAGCAGGATGGTTTGGTGGTGAAATATCTAATTCAACATATATGGGTCTAGGAGAAGAAGGCAAGAAACGCTATGGTGATTATGTAGAAAATATGGCAGAAGAGGGTGTTAATATTGCTGCAGAAGGTAGAGGAGGTTCAGGAACAGGTGATACAGGCACATTTAAAATTGCTACAAAACGAACACCTGAAGGTTTTTCTAAAATTGTTACAGACAAATCTAAAATAGTAGACGCAAATAAAGCTAAAGCAAACGCAGAAGCAGAAGCACAAGCTAACAGAAAAAAAGCTGAGTTAGCTAAACAAATAGCAGAAGCAGAAGCAGAAAAAAGAAGAAGAGATGAAGCTGAAGCTAACAGAGCAGAAAGAGCAGGTACAACAAGTCTAGGTAAAAAAGTAGATACAGCTAGTCTTAGAGGTACAGGCAGAAGAGGTGGACAAGGTATTGTTCGTGCAAAAGGTGGCATAGCATCTAAACCTAAGAAAATGAAGCGTGGTGGACTAGCTTCTAAAAAATAGTCTACATTGTTGGCTACTCACACCCCCAAGTGGCTACTATGACCCCAACAAAGGAGAAGAACATGGCTGAAGAATTAGTTATGACAAAGGAAGCAACACCTAAAAAAGCTGCATTTGTAAGTAAACCTTACTCACAAGAAGAAAAAAGAGAAAAAGAAGAAGCTGAATTAAAGCAACTAATCGAAGAACAAAAAAAAGATAGTGAATCAGATACAGTTGAAACAGAAGAAAAAGAACCTGAAAGTGCTGAAGAGAAAAGTTTTAAAAAACGCTATGGTGATTTAAGAAGACATTCTCAAAAACAAGCAGAGGACTTTAAAAAAGAAATAGAATCTTTAAAACAACAGTTAGAGTCTTCTACCAAACAAGAAATTAAATTACCTCCT